CGATGCTGCAAGTCGGCTGTAGCGACCCGATGCTGCAAGTCGGCTGTCGTCACCCGATGCTGCAAGTTGGCTGTTGAAACCCGATGCTGCAAGTTGGCTGTTATCTTCTTTAGAAACTGTATCTGTTTCTTTAAGATCACCGCTTTCCAGTACTTTGAGTGGTTCTAGTCCTCTCTCAATTTCAGCAGGTACTAGATCCGTTTCCGCTTCCACAATCTCTTTTGCTTCTAGATGTTGAAACGCACGTACAAATATCCAGTTGCGGTAATCACGATGACCGTCCGCGTCACATGCAGCGATCACTTCTTTATACTCAGCGCCTTCAGGAAACTTTTGCGTGAAAGTGCGCTTACCTTCAGAACACGCATTCCATTGCGCTAATAGCTGTTCAGTAATTTTCATGTCCGATTTCCTTTAGCCTAAGTAAAGTTTGAACAACAAAAAGCAAAGCATGAAAATCAAGAGGAGCAGGGCAACGATCCAAGAAACTAGTTCGCGAACGGTAAACACCGCTTTGATTTTGCGATCTGCATAAGGAGTTGGCTTGTTCATGCTGCTTCCTTTTGTTTTGCGTCGATCAATGACATAACTTTTGGATAGTCGCTTTCTGCAATGGCAGGAACTGTCGCCGCACCTACTGCTGAAAGAATGTTAGCGACGGCTTCTTTACCGTGATCTTTAGCAAGTCCCATAAGCGCGTTGCGGATTTCCACGTTTGTATAGAGGGTTGCTTCGGTTTCTGCCGTTTGCTCAGTCTCAACTTTTTCTACAGTTTCCTCGGGCTGCGCTGCTTTGGTTTCTGTATTAGTCGCTTTAGACTTAGTGACCTTGGTTTCAACATCTTTAGTTGTTGTAGGTACAGATGTCGTTTGCTCTCCGAAAATAAAATGTTCAAGGGCTTGCACATTGGCAATGATCTGTGAGGCTTCATGTTGCCCAGCATGCAGGTACTGCTGGCATAAAGAAGCGCGAATTTCTTGTTGCGGGTTTAAGTTGCTCATTTTCTTATCACCTAAAAAATTACGCTACACGTAAGTTATGGTTTAAGTTAAGCGCAATTTAAACTTACGTCAAGCGTAATTTTTGGATTTTGGACATAAAAAAACCTGCAATTAATGCAGGTTTTTGATTTTAAAAATATTAAATTTTAAACATCCATTTGCATTTTTTTAACTACGCCGCAAACAGAGAAATTGCCATCTACTGGAATCATTGGATATTCTTTATTTAGGGGTTTTAGGTATTTACCCGACTCATCATCAATAAGCTGCTTGAATGTCGCTTTATTAGATTCTGAAAGCATAGCGATAATAAAACTTTTGTTATGTGGTATTTCTTCTGGCTCAACAATAATTGTGCAGCCCTCAGGAAATTGGGGTTCCATGCTGTTGCCGACGACACGTAAAGCGTATGTGAACTTTCGTGCTTTATAAGTTGTGTCGATCCATTTAATGTCCTCGACATTATGTATGTCGCTAAATACTTCTTCTAGATTACCTGCTTGAACCCAAGAGATTAAAGGGACTTTGCTTGTCAATTCGGGTCCTTGTTCAACGTTTTCTATTTCGTCTCCTGTCGCAATTACGAAAAATTCAGGGATAGATACTCCTAAAGCTTCAGCTAATGTTGGCAACTTATCTACTTCAATCCCTTGTTGACCTTTCTCATATCGGGAGATATTTGCAGGCGCAACGCCTAATTTTTCTGCAAGCGTGTCTTGAGTCATATTCTTAGACTTCCTCAACTTACGCATTGCCTGCCCGATTTCAGTTTTCATGTCTTTCCCACGTTGGTCTAAAAAGTTGGATATTTATATACTATTTTAATGATTATTACGTTAAACGTAATGAAGTAGGGCGTAATTTTGCTTGTTATAAACTTACGTATAACGTATTATTTTTGGAGTAGTATTTTATTAGGTTAAGAAAAATGGCCTCTCCATTAGCAAAAAAACGTAAGGAGCTAAACCTAACAGTTGAGCAAGTGGCCTCGGGTGTTGGGTGCTCTGCGCCTAATTATTGGCGCATAGAATCGGGGGAGCAACAACCTCGAAAAGGTTTGCTACAAGCAATCATCCGCTATTTTGATAATCAAATTTCTGAAATGGAAATTCTGTTTCCTGAACAATACGCAAGTGAGGATGACTTTGAGGATTTGACCGAAGAAAAAGGAGGGGCAGCATGACAGCTATTCATGAAACCCCCACTGATAAAACTATTTTAACGAATCTAGATCAATTTAAGAAGTGGTTCAAATCGCAGGATTTTTATACAAGTTTGGTATTTGTTCACGGTGACCATCTTTTTGATTTTGAATTACCAGAAAATTCATTTCGCGTGTTGGCTGTACAAACCGCTTGGTACAGTTGGAGGGTTCAGCAAAAACAAGACAATGATTTGCAATCAAATATCCCTCAGGTTGTTGATTTAATCGAAAGCATTGTTGCGAGAAGCCTAAATGATTCAGATCTTCAGGAGATTTGCGGGCAAATACTAGATTTGTTAGAGGTGTAGAAATGAGCTATTTCAAAGAATATGGCAAAACGCTTCTCGCCAATCATTATATGATTATTCCGATCAAACAGGGCATGAAACGTCCGGTCATGGACGAATGGCAGAATCTAAGGCTTACCGCAAGTGACATTCCAAAGTTTGCAAAACACGGAGTGGGTATCCTAACTGGTCAGGGGCCTTTTCCGATCTGTGCGATTGATATCGATGTGACCGATGCGGATCTATCAGAGAAATATGCGGACTGGTGCCGTGATCATCTTGGGTTGAGCTGTGAGCGTGTCGGCAATGCACCTAAAATTCTCTTGGTATATCGCGCCGAGGATCCGCATTGGGGTAAATCAACTTCCGCTTGGTTTGCAGATCCCGCCGATGTCGATAAGCCTTTTAAAGAAATTCATAAACAACGGGTAGAGGTACTTGGACGTGGGCAACAGTTCGTTGCGTACCACACACATCCAGACACGGGCAAACCGTATGAGTGGGTGGACTTCTTTGGGGGATTGACAGAGTTTGCGGCCAATGCGCTGCCTACTTTAACCAAAGAGCAAGTTGCCGAAGCCGTTGCAATGTTTGAGCAAATGGCGGAAGAACATGGCCTTGTGCGAGTCAAAAATAGTAAATCCCGTATAGGCGCTTTGACTTCAAGTGAACTTGAGGATGAAGAAGACTTATTAATGACAACGACTGCAACCATTGGTTGGTCGCTCGATGACGCAAAAAAATATTTAGAACATATAGACAATGAAGATTTTGAAACTTGGCTTCGTGTGGGGATGTCTTTACATCATGAGTTTAGCGGTAGTGATGAAGCTCTCGAACTTTGGAATGAATGGAGCTCGACCGCATCTAACTATTCCAATTTTGAAGAACTCGAATACAAGTGGAATACGTTTAATCCAACAGGATCAAACATCGTTAGTGCCCACTGGTTACTTAAAACGGGTCGTGAATCAAAGCAAGCGAAACTAAGGGCTGAAAAACGTCAAATTCTTGCCGATATCAAAACCACAATCATTGACTGTAAAGACAATCAGGAACTGTTACAGGTCGTGGCCAAAGAGGCGGGTAAGATTGCCGGTACTGACTTGGCATTACGCACTGAACTTTCTGGGCTGATACGACAACAGTTCAAGCAACTCTCTAAAATCAGTATCTCATCGCGCGAAGTCAATATCGCAATGGGCGGCAAGAAAGTCCAGATTGCACTGGACGACGCGCAAAAACGCCCGATGACTGAATTCGGTAATGCTTCGCGGATGCTTGATGCTTACGGCAGCGAGATTATGTTCGTTGCTGAAACATCAACCTGGTATCGGTGGAACGGGGTGTACTGGGAACAATGCGTCAATATGGTGGTTGAGCAATATGCTAAACAAACAGTATTGGCGATGGGTGATGAAGCGAAAAAAATTGATGACGATGCCCAGCGTGCTGAGTTCTATCAATTCTGCGCGGCGAGTCAAAAAGCATTCATGGTCAAAAATATGGTGACGCTTGCTCAATCAGATCCGCGCGTACTGGTACCTATCAAAGAATTGGATAGCGATATCTATTTGCTCGGCTGTGCCAATGGTGCAGTCGATCTGCGCACTGGTGACTTGATCAAACCTAATCAAGACTTGCTCATCACTTATAGTTCAGGCGTTGAGTATCATCCAAAGGCGAAATGCCCGCTGTTTGAAAAGACTGTTTTGGATGCTTTTTTTGGCAAGCAGGAAATGGCTGATTTCTTCCGTCGTCTTATGGGTTATGCAATTTTAGGTAATCCAAAAGAAAACCTAATGATCATCCCTTTTGGGGATGGCTCAAATGGTAAATCCACCGTCCTTACTACTATTTTCAAAGCACTTGGTGATTACGCCAAGATGACGCCTTCAGAGACATTTCTAGGCGAAGGACGAAGCAATGCGGGGGGTGCACGTGAAGATCTTCTTCGTTTACGCGGCGCGCGTTTCGTCTATGTTGCAGAGCCAGAAGAAAACAAGGAGTTAAAAGAGGGCTTGGTCAAATCCATGACAGGCGGTGAATCTATCACTGCACGTGGCCTGTATTCACGGGTATCGGTTGAGTTCAAGCCGACATGGACTGTAGTCATGCCAACCAACCATAAGCCCATCATCAAAGGTGGTGATCATGGTATTTGGCGGCGTTTGATGATGCTGCCATTTCAACGGAACTATGACGAAGATAAAACCCTTGTTAAAGACCCAAACCGTTCTGAAAAGCTGCAATCTGAATTAGAAGGCGTGCTGGCTTGGCTAGTGCGTGGCGCGATTGAGTATCAGCAAGACGGCTTAAGCGAACCCGCCGCGACGAAGGTCGCACGTGACGAATACCGTGATGAAATGGATTTGTTAAAAGACTGGATCAGTGAATGCTGCGAGCTAGGCGACTTTAGAGAATCTTCTAAAAACCTTTGGATTAGTTGGCAACAATATGCGGAATTTCGCAAAGAACTGAGGTACATCCCAACGGCAAGGGCTTTAGGAAGAAGGTTATCAGGGAAATTCAAAACGCACAAATCAAATGGGGTGTTTTCTTACATCGGTATCCGCGTGCGCGTATCCGCAGAATTTGAGGATGGGTAATAAATCGCACGTTTATGTGTGGGTGTTTCTTGTTGAATTTTGCGAATTGGTAGTTTTTAACAAGTTGTACCCCATAGGACAGTGACTTAAGTGACTTAAAACCGCGTTTTTCTATAACTCTCTATTTATATATATATAGGACTTTATAGAAAAAAGAGAATTACAGTCCCTTAAGTCACTGTAAAGACAAAAACAACGAAATTTAAGACTTTGGAGGGTGCGCGCGATGCCAGTTCTAGCATTTCTTACTGAATTCAGCGTCAGGGACAAGGTAAAGCGTAGCTCATTGCCAAAAGTCTCTGAAGAAGATGTCAAAAACATACGCTCGTTGCATAAGGCAGGTCTGTCTTATCGACAATTAGCACATAAGTACGACATATCCCATGAAATGTGCCGTCGGATTTGTACAAAGTATTGTTATAAGGAGGTCATCTAATGGCTTTACGTGGAAAACAACAAAGATTTGTCGATGAATATCTGATTGATCGTAACGCAACACAAGCTGCAATTCGCGCTGGGTATTCTGCAAAAACTGCTGAACAAATGGGTTATCAACTCCTTCAGAAAACTTCAGTTCAGGAAGCAATTTCAAAAGGTGAAGATGAACTTGCAGAACGCAGCAAGATCACTCAAGACAAAGTACTCAATCGCTTATGGGAAATGGCACAGGCTGACCCTAACGAATTGCAACGCTTTATCCGCGTAAATTGCAGATATTGCTGGGGAACAGATCACGAGTATCAATGGACCAAAGGCGAATACCAAGCTGCGGTACAGCAAGCACAGAAATTAGAAATGGCATTGCCAACATGCTCAGGCGGCTTGGGTTTCGACAAGATCAAAGCGCCTAACGCGGATTGCCCTGAATGCCGCGGCTTAGGTGTTGGATACACCTATATCGCTGATACCACGCAGGTAAGCCTACAAGCCAAGTTGATCTATGCAGGCGTTAAAGAAACCCAGCACGGCATAGAAATCAAAATGCACGATCAATTAGGCGCATTAATCAAAGCAGGTCAGCACATTGGCATGTTCAAAGACCGTGTTGAACTCGGCAACGATCCAGATAACCCACTCACAGACACAAAAGCAACAAGCAAAAAACTTGCTGCATTGGCCAAATTGAAAAAGGCGAAGGAGAAAGCAAATGGATGAAACGCAATGCGAAGCAGTGATACCACCGCATAACACATCTTGCACATATCAATGGGAATTAGCATTTCTCAATCTGCAAGACACACCAGAGCTACGCAAGCTGTACTGGTCCGCATTAGGCAAAATTGAGTTTGATCGTAACGATCAGATCATCCCTCCAGTGCTAGAAGAATGCCCATATTGCAAGGGGAATAACCATGACTGATCTTGTCGCATCGTTTTATCTGTGGCTTTTCATCGTTGTTACCTCATCGCTTTTATTGGGTGTATTCACCGGATGGATAATCTGGGGCTAAATTTATGACCAAAACCACGGATGATGAAATCCTATCGCTACTTGCAGAAATGAGCGAACAAGAAATCGAGCGGTATTTAGAATCGCTTGATGACGATGAACGCGCTGAAATCTGCAAGCTACTTGCCGACGCACCTGTGTGGTTCCCGCTCGAAGGCCCTCAAATGGCCGCATACATTTCTGATGCAGACGTCATTGGCTACGGCGGTGCGGCTGGCGGCGGCAAGACAGATCTGATTGCAGGCTTATCGCTCAACGTACATAAACGTGTGCTGATTGTACGGCGTGAAAAAGCACAGACCGACGGCATTGTGCAACGTGTTGAAGAAATCTTGGGACACAAGAACGGTTATAACTCGCAAAAATCCGCTTGGAACATGGGCAAAGGCCATTTGTTAGAGTTTGGCGGCCTTGACAACGTGGGCGATGAGAAGCGTTGGCAAGGTCGTGCACATGATCTTAAAGCTCTGGACGAAGCAACAGAGATTCGCGAATCGCAAGCATTGTTCGTCATGGGCTGGAACCGAACCAGTGATGCAAGCATCAAACCTAAATGCCTTTTGACCTTCAACCCGCCGACTACAGCAGAGGGCAGATGGGTATTAGATTACTTTGCGCCATGGATCAAGAAAGGATATCCAAATCCCGCTGCACCTGGTGAATTGCGTTGGTTCGCTCGGATCAAAGGCAAAGAGCAAGAGGTCGAAAGCAAAGAGCCGTTTGTATTGGTCGATGATCAAATTATTTATGACTTTGATCCAGCGGATTACAAGCCAGAACACATCATCAAGCCCAAATCACGCACGTTCATTCCTGCACGTGTCACAGACAACAAGTACTACATGGAAACAGGCTACATGAGTACGTTGCAAGCATTGCCTGAACCATTGAGGTCTCAAATGTTATACGGCGACTTTGGCGCAGGTATTGAAGATGATCCATGGCAAGTGATTCCTACTGCATGGGTGGAAGCAGCACAAGCACGCTGGAAACCACTTGAGGAGATGCGCTTGTTGCACAAAGGCAACTTCGAGATGGATTCTTATGGCTTCGACGTTGCACGTGGCGGTAAGGACAATAACATTGGCTACGCGCGATATGCGCATTGGTTTGACAAAGCGAATGTATTGCCCGGTCGCGATTCACCAGATGGCCCATCGAGTGCATCATTTGCCATCGCCAATGTGCGTGATAAAGCACCGATTCATATTGACGTCATCGGAATTGGCGCAAGCACATACGATTTTCTTAATCAGTCAGGCATCCACGTTGTACCAGTCGATGTGCGTGAAGCAGCCAATGCATTTGACCGTTCTGGTCGTTTGAGCTTTTTTAATCTGCGCTCACAACTCTGGTGGCAGTTCCGTGAAAGTTTAGATCCAGCTTATGGCAGCGTGATTGCTTTGCCGCCTGAACCTGAGCTTTTAGCAGATTTGACAGCACCACGATGGGGATTGCAGGGCAAAAACATCAAAGTTGAATCACGTGAAGATATCGTAAAGCGCTTAGGGCGAAGTCCTGACTATGGCTCAGCGATTATCAATGCGCAGATCAACACACCGAAACGCCACATCATGCAGATGCTCCACGGTAATAATTCACGTCGCAATTACGATCCTTACGAGTAGTGTCAACAGGAAAAGGGCATTCTGAATAGTGTCGATGTCAAAATGGGCTAACCGTTATTGGAGATCGGAAAAATGTGTAGCAACAGCATTATGAACAAAATCACAGACGATTGGTTAGGCATGGGTTCGCCTTCAGTGAAAGTTGAAGCACCGCCAGCCCAACCAACACGCCAAGAAAGTAAGTCGCCTGACTCATCTGCGACCATTGACCGTGTACAACAGGCACAAAACTCAATGTCAGGTGGTATTGCTAATACTTTGTACACCGACTCAGAAGGTGTGAGCGATGAAGATTTGCGGTTAGGTAAAAAAACTCTATTAGGGCGCTAAGAGTATGAACGAAGATGCGATCAAGAAGCTAAAAAAGCGGTTTGATAAAGTTTGGCAGAATCGTGCAAACGATCAGGATGATCATTGCGCTGAGATTGCATTACACGTTTTGCCAGTAGCAATCAAAGCAATTAAAAACCGTGAAACGCATGACCGCGCTGCGTGGCGCAAGATCGTAGATAACACGGGTAAGGACTCGTTGAAAGTGTTAGCAGCAGGGATGCTATCTGGAACCATGTCACCAAGCCGCCCATGGTTTGTGATTGAAGCGTCTGACCCCATGCTTAAAAAAGACATTCAGGTCAAGCAATGGCTTAAAGAGCTACAAGACATTTGCTATTCGACATTTTCAAAAAGTAATGTATATCGCACAGTGCATAACTGCTATTTGCAAGAAGGTGCTTTCGGAACGTGCGCAGCGCTTTTACCTCGTTCAAAAGATGCAAATTTAATGGACATGATACCGATGTCATTCGGGGAGTTTGCAATTACTGTTGACGAGTTCAATAAACCAAACGGTGTTTACCGCAAGTTCAAGCTAACCACTGTCAATATGATTAAGCAATTTGGCAAAGAAAATGTATCTGATACTGTCCAAAGTGCTTATGAGAACGACAATACAGAGCAAGAATTTACAATCCATCATGCGATTTATCCGCGTGACGACGCTAAGGGCTTTGGTGCTAAGAACATGCCTTATGCGTCCGTGTACTTTGAGGAAAAGGCAACAGACAAACTACTACGTGAAAGCGGACTGGAAAGTTTTGAGGTCATTGTAGGACGTTGGACTGTATCAAGTAGTGATATCTACGGCGAATCGCCTGCAAGTGATTGCCTAGGGGATTTGCGCGCTTTGCAGAAGGGACACCAACAAATTGCCAAAGGTGTCGATTACCAAGTCAGCCCCCCAATGCTATTACCTGAATATCTAAAAGGGCAGGAAAAAGAAACTTTGCCAAACGGCATTGCATATTACAACCCATCGCCCTCAAGTCAGACTGCACAAGTGCAAGCAATGCTGAATGTGCAATTTGATATGAACGGGATTGCAGCGCTCATTGCACAAAGCCAAGAGCGTGTTAGACGTGCGTTTTTTACCGATTTGTTTTTAATGCTTGATCAGTATGATCAGGGGCGAATGACAGCGACAGAGGTCTATGAGCGTAAGTCAGAAAAGATGCTCATGCTTGGTCCGGTTGTTGAGCGTCAAATCGATGAGCTACTAAGACCGCTTGTTGAGATCTGTGTTCAGCGAGTACTTGAATCAAATCCAAGATTAATGGAAACCGCACCAGAACAGATTCAAGGTGCAGATATCAAAATCGACTTTGTTTCTATCCTTGCTTTAGCCCAAAGAGCAACGGATGCATCGACGCTTGAACGACTCCTAACAATGGTCGGTCAAATTGCTCAGGTTGATCCGCAAGTTCTTGATAAATTCAATACCGATAAATACCTAGATGAGTATGCAGGTGTTATCGGTGCTTCGCCTACCGTTTTCAGAACTCAGCAGCAAGTTGATCAGCTTCGCCAACAGCGCGCGCAGCAACAGCAAGTAGCGCAACAAGCGGCTTTACAACAGGCGCAAGCCACAACCACTAAACAGAATGCGGATGCCCTTAAATCTGCCAGTCAGGTGGATACAAGTGCCTTATCTGATTTGGCAATGCAAGGTGGGGAGATAGTCTAATGGCACGCAAACAGGTAATTACCGAACGTGAACAGGAAATTAACGATCTGAAATCAATACTTGCAACTGATTTTGGTAAGCGCTTTCTTATGCGTTTAATCAATCGTGCAGGTGTTTTTCAACCAACTTATGCAGCAGGAACGAACCCAAGTGATTTTGCATTTATGGAGGGTCGAAGAGAATCGGGACTTTTCATTATTGGTGAAATCACACAAGCAGATCACATCGCATGGATCGACATGCAGAAGAATTATTTTGAGAAAATTCAACAGACTAATGAAAAGGTGAAACATGAGCGAGAACAACAACGCGCCAGCAGCAACGACTGATACGCCTGCAACCACAACGCCTGCAACTACAACGGATACTGTTACCACCCCCGCAGTAGAAACTACGCCAGTGGTCACGTCTGCAACTGAAGCAGCTACACCTCCACCAACAGCAGTAGAACCTACAAAACCTGAAACACTTTTAGGTAAAGATCCAAACGTAGAACAGCCAATTACCTACACTGATTTTACGATGCCTGAAGGTTTTGAACTGAATACCGACGATGGCAAAGTGCTTCAAGAGATTGGGCAGCAATTCAAAATGCCACAGGAGGCGGTTCAAAAGCTTGTTGATTTGGGCGTTCAGATGCAACAACGTCAGGTACAAGAACAGCAAAAAGAAATATCTTCTTGGGTAGATGCGACGAAAGCGGATCCCGAATACGGTGGCGACAAACTACAAGCTAACCTGTTGACAGCGCAACGCGCCTTCAGCTTACCGCGAGGAGATAAAATCTCTAAGATTCTACATATGAGTGGTCTCGGCAATCATCCCGATGTAGTGGGCTTCATGACCGAAGTAGGCAAGCTGTTACAACCAGACAGCGTAACTACGGGTCAAGGTGCAAACACACAGAATGTTAGCCCTGCGGCCGTATGGTATGACAAATCTTAAGGAATAACAGAAGATGCCTACGATTGTTCAAACAAATCCAACCTTAGCCGACGTTGCGCATAACATTGGTACCAATACTAAGGTTGGTAAAATCATTGAGGTGCTGAATCAGCGTCAAGATTTACTTGATGATGCTGTAGTGCTTGAAGCCAACAGCGGTACACAGAATAAGACCAGTGTGCGTACTGGTTTACCAAAAGGCACATGGCGTAAATTGAACTACGGTGTACAACCTGAAAAATCTGCGCGTGTACAAGTATCAGATAGTACAGGCCAATTAACCACATATTCTGAAATCGATAAAACCCTTTACGACTTGCAAGGTTCAAATGCTCCGCAATGGCGCATGGAAGAAGATGCTGCTTTCATTGAGGGTTTGTCGCAAGAAGTTATGCAAAACATTATTTATGGCGATACCACTAGCGACATTTCTAAGTTTAATGGCTTGGCCATTCGTTATAACAACTTGATCGATCCTGAAACAGGTGTAGCTCCTGCAAATGCGCAAAACATCATTGATGCGGGCGGTACAGGTGCTAACAATACATCAATTTATATTGTGCAATGGGCGCAAGACCGTACACATCTTTTCTACCCGCAAGGCACTAAAGCCGGCTTAGACATCCAAGACAAAGGGCAGGTGACTTTGTTAGATGCTCAAGGCGGTCGATATGAAGGGTTGCGTTCTTACTTCCAGTGGGATGTAGGCTTATCTGTTCGCGATTGGCGCTCTGTAGTTCGTATTGCAAACATCGATGTAACACAGTTGAAGAAAGACGCAAGTACAGGCGCAAACCTTATTGATTTGCTAGACGATGCGCTTTCGTTATTACCACTAGCGGGATCCGCTCGCGTTTCGATTTATATGAACCGTAAGGTGAATACTGTCCTCAAAGGTCAAGTAAACTACTTCAAAAACGTTCGCTTAACGCTTGAAGATTTCCGCAAAGACGGTAGCCGTAAAATTCAGGCATGGGATGGTACGCCGATTCGTATCTGTGACGTTATCCTCAACACTGAAGCACGCGTAGTTTAAGGAGAATACAAATGTTAGTTGATTACCTTTTATTGTTCTCTGATAAGCAGGCGCTAGCTTCAGGGAACAGCACAAACACTTTAGATACTAAATTTAAAAGCGTTGGTACTGCGGGTTTGCCAGTTTGCCTTAAAGGGCACGGCATTACGCCTAATACAATTACTGTGTCCGTAAAGTTGCAACATAGTGATACTGAAGGAGGAACATACACTGACGTTTCAACTTCAAAAGCATTTAGTGTTGCTGAACTTGCAAAAGGCGCCTATTTCCCTGTAACAACTAACACCAAACGTTTTATTCGTTTGGCTTATACCGTTACTGGCACAGTTACAGCAGGTGCAATTAGCGCATGGATCGGTAAAGCAGCAGACATGCGAGCGGATTATCAAGCAGTTATCGGCCCTGGTGTACCAGTTTAAGGAGTAAAACCAAATGTCTAAAACAGTAAAAGTTGTTGCGATTAGCGTTGGTTTTTATCAAGGCCTTCGTGAAGTGAACGATGTTTTTGAAGTACCTGAAGATATTGTTAAAGGCTCGAAATGGTTTGAACCAGTCAAAGCAGAAACGGATAGTGCTCAAGGAGGTGACAAAAGCACTAACCAGTATAGCCGGATGAAAGTGGACGAGCTAAAAGAAATTGCTGTTCAACTTGGTGTGGAATTGACAGGCGACGAAACCAAGGCAGACCTTATTGCGAAATTAACCGCAGAGTAAAAGCCCATGAGATCAATTGTTGATCTTTGCAATCTAGCCCTGTCGCATCTTGCGCAGGGCTATGTTGTTAATGATCTTAAAGAACGAACACCACATGCAAATCTTTGCAACACATATTATCCGATTTGCAGGCAGGAGTTACTGGATGACGAACACCAGTGGACTTTTGCAACTGGACGATTGGCGTTAAATGTGGATGCGGGTTATGCGGACGGCACAGGATTTGTTTTACCGAGTGACATGATTCGCCCTTTCCGACTTGAATCAGGGAGTCGTTTTTATATTGAAGGCGATCACTTATTTACTTCTGACAGCAATCCGGTTTTGCGATATGTACGAGATGTCAAAGATTTAGCGCTAATGCCGCAGAAATTTAAGATCACATTATCGTATTTATTGGCTGCGCGGATAGCGGGGCCTTTAACCAATGACATGCAAAAACAATCAGTCATGATGCAGATGTATTTGAGCGAAAAGCAGGAAGCCATTCGGATTGATCTACAACAGCATCGAATTGAAAATCGCCCAGATTTTACGGGATCAATGCTTGAGGCCAGATAAATGCAGTTTTCTTTTAATGGCGGGATCGTTTCACCAGAAATGTTTGGTCGTTTTGATCAGGCTAAATATCAATCTGGCGTTGCTAAGTGCAAAAACTTTTATGTCGAACTTTATGGGGGGCTAACCTATCGTGCAGGTTTTCGCTATGTGCATCACTACAATAAATCACTCGGCATAATGCGCTTGATTCCTTTCGTATTTAGCGAAGAACAAGCTGTTGTACTTGCCATTAGAGCAGGTGCTGTTAATTTCTTTGCTGACGGAGGCATGCTTTTGAATGATAGCGATCAGCCTTTAGAAGTAGCATTGCCTTATGCTGTTGAACATTTAATGCAGCTACGATACGCACAATCAGCAGATGTAATCACAATTACCCATCCTAACTACCCACCGCGCAAGATCATTCGCAAAGGCGCTACAGAATGGGTGACAGAAGTCGTTACTGTTGGATATGGTTTAACACCACCACAGAATATACAGGGAGAAGCGCACAAGCCGAATGAAACAGGATATGTAGAGCGCGAATATATCTACCAAGTGACAGCGGTCAATGAGGAAAATGAATCTGCGGCCTCTGAGCGTTCACCCGTACTCTTAAATGATCTTACTCTGTCAGGAAATTACAATACAATCACATGGGAAGCGGTTACAGGCGCTACACGGTACAACGTTTTTAAACTCCGCTCAGGACTTGCTAGTTTCATCGGTGAAACTACAGAGTTAAGTTTTACGGATGATTACATTGAAACAAACGGTTCAATTACTCCACCTTTGATCCGAGATCCATTTGAATTTTACCCAACTGCAATAGCTTATCATGGCCAACGAAAAGTTTACGGTGGAGGTTATAAATCACCACAGTGGTTGCGTATGTCGCGTACCGCAACAGATGATAATTTTAGCTACCACATACCATTGCAGGACACAGATTCAATCCAGATCCGTTTTGCTGCTCGTGACGGGAATGGGGTCAAACATCTTGTACCCATCAGTGACTTAATGGTTTTGACCAGCGGTGCTGTTTGGAAGCTTTCAGCAGATGGTGCGGTAACGGCCTCAAGTGTGAGCGTCAACCCGCAATCTTATGTAGGTGCTAACGATGTAACCCCCGTACAGGTCGGGGGTGCTGCAATATTCTCATCTGATCAAACAGGTCATGTTCACGAAATATCGCTTGCGCAGGGGTATAACACATCTTACCAGGTGATGGATCTTTCAATCATGTGCCCGCATTTGTTTGATGGAATGAAAATTATTGACTGTGCATTAGTTCGCAACCCATTAAATATTATTTATTTTGTCCGTAGTGATGGGTCATTGCTTTCTTTAACTTATGAGCCTCAACAGCAAGTTTGGGCATGGTCCGAGCACGAAACAAACGGCAAATTTTTATCAGTTGCTGCAATACCAGAAGATGATCAAACCGTAATTTATGCACTCATCGAGCGCAATGGTTACAATATCATTGAGCGCCTATTAATGCGCCAACAAATTGAACTTAAAGACCACTGTTTACTAGATAGTTCTATCCAGTACGTGGGGGAACCTACAGACACCTTATCGGGTTTAGATTGGTTGGAAGGTCAAACAGTATCAGTTTTCGCGGACGGGGGCGTTAAGCCGGACGTAGTTGTTACAAACGGCGAAATCAAACTTGATCGTGCGCTATCAAATATTTGGATCGGTTTTGATTATGAAGGCGAAGTGCAGACCTTACCGCTTTACTCGCAGCAGGCAGACCCAACAAAACCTAAACTGGCCACTCAAGCTTATTTGCGTGTTTTAGGTACACAGAATATTGAGGTCGGTACCAATCAAGATGCGTTAATCCCAACGCCGATCACTGAATATAAACCTCGTGGGCTAGAACGGTATGGCGAACCATTGAATTTAATTTCAGGGATTGTACAAATTCCTGTTGCCAGTACATACGACCGAGATATTCAAATTACGGTAAAACATGATAAACCTTTACCTATGAAGCTTTTGGCGCTTGAGGTGAACTTTAAATGACAAGAACAAATATAGAGATACGCAAACCAACTGAACGCGATATTCGTTTGCTCGTTGAAAATCTGCGCCCTGCTGATAAAGATGAATTAAAAGCATACTTTAATGATAATTATGAATTTATTGTTAAGACAAGTGTAAAATATTCACGTGATAGTTGGGCTGTTATTGTCAACGGTAAATTACTTTTTATCGCAGGCGTTGGGCTTACAAGCTTAATCGGTAACGTCGGTTGCCCTTGGCTCATTGGTACGAATCATATTTCTAATTTTCCAAAGGAGTTTTATAAGCAGTCTCTTAAGATTGTTGAGGAACTCAAAGAAAATTACGACCTGCTTTTAAATCATGTCTATGTGAAGAATGAAGCCGCAATCAGATATTTAAAACACCTCGGTTTTAGCTTTAAGGACGTGGAACCTTACGGGGCAAACGGTGAATTGTTTTACCCGTTTGAAATGGTAAGCACATGAGTGGAAACATTTATGCTGCTATAGCAGTAGCCGCTGTTCAAGGGATAATGACTTACTCAAAGTTAAAGGCCCAAAAGGACGCATTAAACAACCAAGCGGATATTGCAGAATACAATGCAACGCTTGCGGATATGCAAGCGCGTAGTGCAATCGATGCTGGTCGAAATGCTGTCACCGATTATCAGAGGAACGTTGGTGCATTTAAGTCAAGCCAAATCAATGGACTCGCTGAAAACGGCATAGATGTATCTCAAGGATCTGCTATTGATATTCTTGCAAGCACTGAAATGATGGCTCAAGGTGATATTGATAATCTTAAATATAATGCCGCACTTGAATCGTGGGGCCATCAAGTTGAAGCGACAAATACACGTAACCAAGCAAATGCGTTACGTGCCCAAGCTAAATCTGTGCGCCCGCTGTTTAATTCATTTATGAAAGCGGGTGAGCAATTCGCATCAATGTATGGTAGCGGAATGCCTAGCGGCAATCCTGCGCAAGGGGGTGAATCCTCTACTTACACACCATCCTACGAAATGAATAGTGGCAACCAGTATAAAACATGGTCTGGTGCAGAAGGGTATGGTAAATCAACAGCCTCGTCGTCCTCTTGGCAAAACTATAACTGGAACTGGTTTGGAGCATCGTCTTAATGAGAATCCCTCAATTTAATCGTCAAGTTAGCGAAGCTCAAACGCCTTCTGTTAGTTTGAGAGGAGGTGTCACGGCGGGCGAAGCTGTTCAGATGGTCGGCAATAAAGCGGATTCAATTTCTGGATTAACAAATGTTGTTGCCAATGCGTACTTACAATACCAAGATCAAACGGATCGAGTGCGTGTCATGGACGCGCAGAACCAACTTGCTGAGTTAAAGCTAAAACTACAAAACGATGAGAAAGACGGATATATCAATAAGAAAGGCGTTGATGTTGTTGGTTTTGATGATGGTGAGGGCGGCAATTTTGTAGATTATTACCAACGTCAATACAACGAGGGTATCGGACAAATTGCGTCTAAATTAGGAAACGGGCGTCAACGTCAAATGTTTGACCAAGTTGCCCAGCGTGATGCGATAAATTTTAAAGGCAATCTACAAAGCTATTTTGTTCGTGAAAATGATACCTATCAGCAAAGTGTATTTGCTGCATCCGCTGACCGCTACGTGATGAATATTAACGAGAACCCTGCGGACTTCACGATCATTGATGAGAACAGAGAAAATTTAAAAGCAGCCATTAATCAAAGCATAAAATTAGACGGTAAATCCGCAACAGAAGCAGAAAACATCTATCTAAAAACTATTTCTCAAGCACATATTACCAATCTAAGTGCGTTTGTTGAGAATGGTGATTTGCGTGCAGCAATGCAATATAAGAAAAAGTACCAAGACGAAATTTCACTAAACGATGGTTTTAAAGTCGAACAGCGAATTAAACAGAAATTAGAAGATCAGCAAGTCGAATCTCTTGTGAACCAAGCGACTACAGGCGCACAGGAATATAGTAATCCCGCCTTGAACGCTCCGCCGCAAGCATCTGCTGCTATTGCTAAAGAGCTAAGTGCATTAAGCCCCGATCAAATGAAAAATATTAAATACAATGATCAGCGACTTGATGTTTATACAGTGCATGCAGCTAAACAAAAAGGAATGGAGTGGGCTGCACCTCTTGCTTTAGGTATTCGTTTAGCAGGGGAAAAATCGCATAACGATCAGGTGAGTCCAAAAGGTGCTAAATCCGTTATGCAGTTTATGCCTGATACATGGGGGGATTTTAACAAGAATGGGCAAAGAGATATTAACAATCCAGTCCACACTATTGACGCTGCTTTAGAATTTATCGATTGGGTGAGTAAGAAATACAAGACCCAAGATCCTATGGTAATAGCGGCTTACTATAATGGTGGTGGAAAGGCCGCAGAAGCAGTATTGAAAGGACAACAACCGCCATCAACAGAAACCAGAAATTATCTTGAACGCATGGACAACTGGCTTACAGATGGGTTGGGTCGATATAGTAAACAACCGCAAAATTCTCGTGAGCAGGCGTACGATACTATTTGGAAAAGCGATGCGCCTTTGGACGTCAAGCAAAAGGCTCAATCTGCAATGGAGAGAAAGTTCACGGCAGAGGATAGAATTAAGAAAGAACAACAAAACCAAGTTTACGACCATTACTATAAATCGATAGCATCTGGGCAATTTACTTATGATCAGATACCCGCTGCGGATATTTCAGCTCTAGCGCCTAATCAAATTGCAAGTTTAAGAGCCTTTAGTAAATCAATTTACACGGACGTTAAAACGGACCCAGTAACACTTTCCATGATTACCTTGAATCAAAACGAACTCTTTAAAGGCAAGCCGCAATCTGTAATACACCAATATGCAGATAAATTATCGCCTGCGGATTATAAAGCAGTTACCCAAATGTACCTTGAGGTGAATAAACCACAAAGTGAAAAGGCACCTAAAGAAAAATCCTACATTATCAGCGATGGCAATGTGGCTTTGGCGCTTAAACCTTATCTAAACACCATCGGTATTACAGATACTAAAAATAAAGAACAGTTGTTACATTACAATGCTGTCAAATCCGATATTGTTCAAACGTTACGAGAAGCAGAAGCAAAAAATGGCGGCAGTCTCACATGGCAACAGATTAATCGATTAGTGCTTAAAAATATTAATACTAATGTGAACTCAACATATAGCCGTTTGATTGGTAGCGATTATACTGAGACAAATCGAATGTATTCGGAAGTGAAGAAAAAAGCTGACATCTCGATTAAAATGCGCGATAAGATAACTGAAATGTTCAAACAACAAGGTCGTAATCCCGATAAGGTTACTGACTCAGAATATCTGAATGCTTATTATTCGATGATGCGTAGGGGTTTTTAATGAGAAAGATTTTCTTAATGGCGTGCTCTTTGGCCCTTCCAATGCACGTTTTTTCAGCAGAAACTGTTTTGCAGCCATATCCAGTAACTTTAAAAAAATTACCTCAACAGGAATTTGGTCAATTAGTTTATAAGTTAATGCCAAATAAAAATGATAAAAAAATTTATTGGGATTTTCATTCTAATGATAAATCTATCCTTTGGCTCGATAGTTTTTATGTTGAAAAGAAATTGGAGGATGGGACTTTTTATTCGAGTCGTAAGGGTGTTGCTCGTGTAAATGTTCTTGGTACAAAAAGTACAATCGTAGACCATCGTACCCATGAACTCCCCTGGTCAGTAATGATGGAAGGAACCTTTGGTAAATTTGGTCCAAACACAATTTCTTTATACCCTGCCACTGTTGCACGTGAAAATGAAAATATTTGTTTTGGTGAAAATTTTGATAACTGTGAGTTCTCACCTTTCAAATCTTTAACTAAAGCAAATATTAAATTTAAAAAGGTGTGCGAAAAGAATTTTGGTGCGCTCAATTTTGAGGAGGCATACCTTTTAACTACGCCTAATAAAAAATCTGTTTATGGGATTTGGCAGTCAAGTGGCGGTTCGGGTGGAACAAGTAATTTATTTAAACTTGACTATTCCGATAATCAAAAACAGGTTTGTGACACTTTGATGAATGGTCTTTAAAGACTGATCAAAATAAATAAATAAAGGTCTAAACTTATGAGTTCTACAGAAAAAAGAAAGTGGATAAATAGCCTATTTTCATTTTCATGCACAGCATTTGTTATAGGCTTTTTCTTTATCTCTTATATTAGTACTGATAGCTACTATAAACATGAAGACTTAATTTATATTTATTCTATATTTTTATTTTTTATGAATATTTTAATTATTTTTGCAACTTTTAAATTTAGCCATATTCTATCATATGAAGAAGTAGATTATTTTGATAACTGTAAAACTGTAGGTTTGCAAAACGAGAATATGTTAGGGCTTTTATTTCTAAGTGCTTTTAATGTTTTGCTTTTTAATCCCTTTTTTTCTTTTGCAGAATATTTTGATAAAGGTGAAGAAAATATGAACCTAGCTTATTTAGTAATGAATTGTTCACTTTTTGCAGGTGCAGTTTTACTGTACACATCTAGGCAACAAGTTAAGTTACTAAGCGAATAGGTTTGAACTGTCAACAGCAAACACCTATCTAAAACATAAGAGCATTTAAGATTAAAGCATTATAGTCTTAAGTGCTTTTATTATGTCTGACCAAACCAATCTTACAATCGGGCAACTTTTTGAAATTAATCAAGGTAAGAACCCAACACAAATTGCAGATACTGAAGCTCGTGCGCGTAAGGCTGCAAAGTCTATAGGTCTAGACTATAACAAGATGACAGAATCACCTGAAGAATTGGTGTCTGTAGCAGAAGAATTAAATACTCAAAAACAGATTAATGATGTGGTTGCCAGTGATCCAGTACTTGGGCGATATGCATTAAACCCAAACCATGCCGCAGTTTCTTTAGATGATTTCCAAGGGTTGAAACGGGTCAGCGATAAAACATCGTTACTTAAACCTTATTTGTCTGATCCACAACAAGTGGTTGATTACCACGATATCCAGCAGCTATTTGCAAAAGGTGCGACCAAAGAGCAAAAGAAAAAATTGCAAGACATGGGGCTTTATGAAGATCCAGCAACTAATATTAAGCCTAAAACACCAAATCAATTGATTACTAGCCTTAATGATCCCCTAATTCCGCAATCGATTGATCAACAAATCCAGCAACAAGTAGATGAGATCAAATCTAAATATGGCATATATCAAGCCGCTCGTTTTAAACAGTACATGGAGAACGAAAAGTATTGGGCAGAGCACACGGCAAACGCTGAACCCTTGGATTCGCAAGAGCAAGGCAATAGGTATCTAAATGCCACAAAACGCGGTTATGCATCTTTGTGGCAAACCATGGGGGCAGTTAAATACGCAGTGACTGGTGATTCATCAATGTTGGATCGTTTCACTCTTTATAAAAATCGTGTACCGCAATCCGCTGAGATGGCTAACACACTGACTGATATGCAATTGGCCTCACAAACGAATGATGCAGGCGTATTAGGCGCAACGCAGGAATTTTTAAAAAATGCCGATTTAGGATTAATTACCGAATTCACTTTAGAACAATTGCCTCCTAGTTTAGCAGGCTTTGCGGTGGGGTCTGGTGCAGGTAGTTTGCTATCCAATACCTTAACAAGAAGCACGGCACGTTATGCACCTCTGTTGATTAGCGCTGAAAAAGCGAGTCGATTGGTACGTGGCACTGCCATTGCAGGAAGCGCTATTGAAGGTGGATTAGGAGCAGGGGCGGCGGATGCAATCGCGTCCTATGGACAAAACATGGCGGAAGCACGTGAAAAGTTTCTAACACGTCAGGAACAAATTGATTATGCGGCCGCTAAGACATGGGGTTCAGCAAAATATTCAGCCTTAGGTGGTTTGCTTTTGCCGGTCTCTTTTGGAGGCGGGCTTCGTACTGTGGGCGGTCAAGCAGTCATTCAATCTGCTGCGGGTATGTATTCAGTACAAGGGGCAGCGGATGCGGTTGGTGAAAAAGCAGATCCTGTAGAAATGGCGTTAGAGGGTGTTTTGGGTTTAGCGATGACTGCGCCAGAAGTTGCAATTATCTCGGCGGGCAAAGTGCGTAATCAGCGTACTGCGCAATTAGCGATTGAACAAATACAACAAGAACAACAACAAACAGCGTTCAAATCTACGACTTTTGCATCCGTTTTAAGCAATCTAATTGAGCGAAATAAAGAAACCAAAACCATGCAGCGTGATGAAACTGCTAGTCAGGAGTTTTTACGACAAGCAGTAGAAGAACACGGCGCAGTTAATGAGGTGTATATCGATGGGCAAACCTTTAATCAATTACTCCGTGATCGGGATATTTCTCCTGAAGATCTATTTTCTCGTGCTCCAAGTTTGCAGGATCAATTGGGAGATGCGCAAGAGTTCAATAGCACAGTTCAAATTCCCATTGATGAATTTGTATCCGCCATGTCTTCACTGGATGATGCAACGCCATTTGTTGAGAATGTACGTTCCAGTCCCGACATGCCGACTGTTCGCGAAGCTCAGGAAAACCTTATTAAAACAACAGAGCAAATGCGTCAAGAAGCGAACACCTATTTGGATGAGCAAGCGAAGTTTGAGACCGCTGAAAATGCCAGTGAAGCAGTAGCAACTGAGGTGCAAAATCAGCTAGGTAAACTCGGTACTTTCAATGCTAAATACAACCGTGCGGCAGGGGAACTGACGTCCGCTTTCTATAGCACGCTCGGCAATAAGTTGGGTATTAACGCCAAGGAAGCGTTTGACCGTTATCCAATTCGGATTACGGATGAAGCAGACTTTACAGGGACGACATTTAATCAAGCATTGAATACCGCCAGTCGTGCCCCCTTTTTTAAAGCTATTGATGATGTGGTGGCGGGCAATACTCCAAAAGGGTATGTGGCAATGGGAACTACGCCGGAAGTTTTAAAAGCTATCGGCATTCCTGACGCGCGAATCAGTATTAGTGGTGCGGTTATCGAAAAGGTCATGGCTCAAGCTCTGGGCTTGCCTCGTGGGGAGCATACCAACATCCACAACCTCACACCCGAAACACTTCGACAATTACCTCAACAGATCAATGATCCAGTCGCTATTTTTAAATCAGGCGAAAAAGCAACACAGAACGGCTTTGTGGTACTCACAGAACTCAATGAAATAGATAAAGAAAGCGGAAAGACTAAGCCTATTGTTGCTGCTTTGCACATAAAACAAAATAAAAAAGGTTTAGATGTTATTAATATCGCAAGTGTCTATGGCCGCTCAAATACGCAACTTCAACGAGCACTGGATAATGATTTATTGTATTGGCATAAAGAAAAAGGTCAGCAATTTCTGAATACCGTAAAGCTTCAATTGCCGCGGGGTTTTACATCAGATGCTGACCTTTCTACAAACAATATTAGAACAAATGATGATCTAAATGCAAGTAAATATAAACAAACCAATGGTGGTACACGGGGATTAATAATATTTAAAACAGGTCAAAACGGCTCAACCATTGTTATAAGTAAGAATGCTGATTTCTCAACATTTGCACATGAACTAGGACATCATTTTCTAGAAATGAACATGCAATTGGCCATGAGTCCAGATGCCCCCGTGCAAATAAAACAAGACATGGAAACCGTTTTGAAATGGGCAAAGTCAGATTTTACTGACATTGGCGAATGGGATTTTTTTACCGATGCTGAAAAAACCGAAGTGCATGAAAAATTTGCAGAAAGTTTTGAGCAATACATCTTTACAGGTAAAGCGCCAAGTGTTGCGCTAAAGCAAGTCTTCAATCGCTTCCGTCAGTTCATGATAGCCGTGTATCGCAATGTTGAAAAATTTCTAGGGATCAATGACCGTGCTGAATTAAATCCTGATATTACGGGTGTGATGGACCGTATGCTTGCATCAGAGAGTTCGATTAAAGAAGCGGAAGCTGCATACAATCTTGAAATGCTGATTAAGCAAGATGACGCAATGCGTTTGGGTATTTCACCAAAAGATTATGATGAAATGCGCCAAGATCATGAGATTGCAACGGAACTTGCAATCAATACTCTGGAACAAAAAACGCTACAAAACCTTTCTTGGTATCAAAAGCAACGTACTAAATACATGCGCACGTTGCAGCGTGAAGCCAATAAAAAGCGTGAAGCAGTACGCAAAGAAATTGCTAAAGACGTACAGCATGAACCTATCTATCAAGCTATGGCTTTTTTGCGCCAGCCGCTTGATCCTAAGATCAAATCAGATCCAAAAAAAGTACAACCGGAACAAGACACTTTATTTGAAGCCATTGCAAAACTGGGCGGGCTAGATGCTGAACAAGTCGAATCGACTTGGGGTATTGATCAACCTGCATCGATCAAATCAGGCGTAGGCAATCAGCCCGTTGTTCGGTCAAGCAAATCAAAATTAAAAGGCTTGTCGATAGAGGAAATGGCAGAACGTTTAGCTGAATTTGGTTATTTGTCCAAAGATGAAAATGGTAAGTTCGATGCGCGCGAACTTGAAGATAAATTTTCTGAACAGCTCATTGGTAATAAGCAGTATTCAAATCAGGTTGATGCAGAGCTTTTAGGATACGCACAGGATATGGATATCCTACAACAGTATGCTGAAGGCTTGGCAACAAAGGGCAAGTTGTCGCTTGACTGGATTGAAACTAAATACGGCAAAGACAGCGAGATTTACAAACGTGTCTCCAAGGGGGCGTATGGAGTTGCTCAACGTAAAGGTGAAAATCCTGATCTGATTGCAGAAATGTTTGGGTATGAAAGCGGTGATGCGCTTGTTCGTGACTTAATTAGTGTGCCCACGCCAAAGCAACGTATCGATCAATTAACCGATGATCGTATGGCTGTACAATATTCAGAATTTTATGATCCACAAAGTATTGTTGAAGCTGTAGAGTCAGCATTGCACAATGATGTACGTGCGCGCATGTTATCTTCTGAAATGGCAGCACTAAACGGCCTGCTTGGGCGTAAGTCTGCCTTGAATGAAGCAGCGAAAACAATTGCCCGTGACATGATACAGCGTCAAAAAATTAAAGATATTCGTCCACATGTTCGAGCGCAAGACGATGCTCGCCTTGGGCGCATGGCAAATGAAGCATTTAAAAAAGGCGACATAGTTGAAGCGGCACGACACAAGCGCAATCAGCTAGTTCAGTTTTTGGCAACCAAATACAGCTATGATGCCAAAGACCAAGTACAAAAAAGCCTTGATCTAGCAAAAAAAGTTTTTGGCAACAATGAAAAACTGGCCAAAAGTCGTGATTTTGACATGGTTACAGCGGCGCGTGGTGTCTTGGGTAAATACGGTTTAGGTCGTGAATCGACAAATTACGAGCAGCAACTAGAGCTGATACGCAAATACGATCCAACGACTTACGCCGAAATCCAGAACATTGGCACACTGCCAGAAAACCAAGATTATAAAAATCTGACTTTAGAGCAGTTCAATGCGGTCATGGCTGCGGTCGAAACGCTTTGGCATCGCTCACGCGAAAACAAAATTTGGCATACAACCAATGAAGCGTATGAGCGTGAGCAAGTGCGTGAAGAACTTATTCAACAATCAGGCGGAAAAAAATCGGTTGAGAAGATTCAACAGGAATTACTGGGGCGAAATAAGACCGCAGAACTTAAAGCCAAATTTATGGAACTCGGCGCATCCGCCAAACGGGTTGATCAAGTGGTGACGTGGTTGGACGGCGGCGTTTCTGGTAAATACCGAGATTATTTAATTAACCCGATGCAAGATGCCCTGAGCAAATATCGTATTGAAAAGACCAAAATGCTTGATGAAATCGTCAAAATATTTGAGGGCTTCGGCAAACTTGATAATTCTAAAATTGCTGCGCCTGAACTTAATAACTACACCTTTGTTGGAAAACAGGCGTTGCTACATGCTGTTTTACATACAGGCAATATGAGCAACAAAGAGCGCTTGGTCATTGGCTATGGTTGGGGTAGCCGCTTGGAGGATGGTTCCGTCGATTTTAGCGCATGGGACCAGTTCTTTAATCGCATGATTGCCGAAGGCACCATCACTAAAAAAGATATGGATACCATCCAAAAGATGTGGGATCTTTTTGATCGATATAAAGAACAAGCGCAAATCACACATAAAAAAATCAATGGTCGTTATTTCGATGAATTGCCAAAAACACCTATTATGACGCCCTTTGGAGAGTACAGAGGCGGTTATGTTCCTGCTGCATATGATCGTATCCGCTCCAACGAACAAGACCGCATTCAGGATAAAAATCTAGCAGAAAATAATCTTCAAGCGCTGGATATTGCCACGACTGGTGCAAACTTCACCAAGTTACGTGCGGATCGTTATAGCGACATGTTAGAGCTTGATTTATCCAGATTGCCGAGTCATTTAGACAAAGAACTTCGTTACATTCATCTTGAGTTGCAGATCCGTCAGATTGGGCGTTTGTTGTTGAATAAAGATTTTCGTAATGAGCTTGAGCGTGTGCTTCCGTTTGCCACAAAACAAATCTTCAACCCTTGGCTCAAAGCAATTGCAAACCAGTCGGTAGATGAAAGTTCAGGCCTTCAGATCCTAGATAATGTATTTAAATCCTTGCGTAGAAATACAGGTATTGCAATTATGGCGGGTAACTTGAAAAACGCGATTGAACAATTCACCGGGTTTACTCAAGTTGCGGTTGCGGTACCGCCGAAGTTACTTATAAAGGCACAAGGTGAATATTTCAAATCAGTAGCTACCCGTCAAAGTATGGTAAATCAGATTATGGAAATGTCTGATTTTATGAAAACAAGATGGGATCGTGCGGCGGATGAATATCGTTATGCAGTAGATGAAATGATTTTTCAAAAGAACGCGTACCAAACAGTTAAAGATTTTACAATGAAACATGCCTATGTGCTTCAGACAACCATTCAACGCCCAATGGAAGCGATTTCTTGGCAAGCCGCGTTCAACCATTACATTGAGCAAGGTTTAGGTCAATATGATGCTGTACATGCAGCCGATGCAGTCATTCGTCAATACATGACGGATATGTCCCCCGAAGGGATTTCAAATCTGGAACGGGGAACACCTGCAAAACGCATGTTCTTAATGTTTTACAACTGGTTCAATATGGTCTGGAACACATCAAATACAGAAGTTAAGTTGGCACTTGAGGCAACAAATGGTAGTTGGGTTAAAGCGTCGCCACGGTTGGCCTACGTTGCTTTGATGATGGTTTCGATCCCTTCAATGCTGTCAGAATTATTGGGCGTGATATTTGCGGGCGGACTTGAAGATAGTGACGATGATGGTAGCAAGTGGGATGATCTAAGTGCGAAATTAGCTTTATCTCAATTCAAGATGCTAGCTGCTTTTGTTCCGTATGCGGGTAACGTAGCGAATGCTGCAATTAGCAATACCGATGATAACGTCATGAATGACCGCTATACTGCCTCGCCAGTATTTAGTATGGGTGATAGCGGATTGTCTTTGATTCAACACGCCAGACGCGCAATGGACGATGATAAAGAAGTCAATCAGGGTAAAGCCGCACGTGATTTCTTAAATACAGCATCTTTAGTAACAGGAATTCCTTTTGCTGTTTTAGGAAAACCTTCAGGGTATTGGCTGCAAATAGAGCAGGGTAAAAAAGAAGCGCCTGAAAGTATTTACGACGCGACACGCGGAAGCATTACAGGAAAACATGCGCCAGAAGATTGATCAAGCCTGTTGACAGCACTCGCCCTGCTACCAACTATTCATAAAACACCTTCAATAAAATGGTCGTAGTTATACGACCTTTTTATTTTGGTGAGCAAATGACAGTTCCAGTATCTGACCGACTAAGCCAACTGTATGTTGGGAATGGTACAAGTACACGTTTTGATTTTACATTTCGCGTTTTTGATCAAGAGGATGAAAACGGCGTAACGGTGCGTGTAAAAAATGGGACTGAATTTGAGGATGTTGATAAGGCACTTTATCAAGTATCTATCAACCAAGATGAGATGGGTGGTTTTATCACCTTTAATACTGCACCTGATAGTCAAACTTATTTCTATGTTGCAGGTCAAACGCCGATTGATCAGCTTTTAGATATTACCAACTATGATAATTTTTATCCTGATGCGATTGAAAGAGCTTTGGATAAACTTACTGCTGTACTTCAAGAATGGAATCACCTATTAAGCTCCGAATCGCAATCACGAATACTTGCGGATATTAATTATGACGCATTAGCACAAGCGCGTGAGAACGAACTTAAATCTTACATCGATGGACTTATCTCAAGCATTAGCGGCGAATCGATTTTAGGCGTTCAGTTTATTACTCAGGTTGAAACAGTTGCTGATCTTTCTAGCTTATTAAAATGGGATGGGCGCACAGTTTATGTAAAGTCCTACTACATGGGGCTAGGCAAAGGAGGTGGTACTCGAATCTATAGTCATGCAAGAAGAAATGAAAATGATGGATTTTTGTGTATTAATGGTTGGGTATTACAATTAGATCAATCGCCTAATGCGTATCAGGCGGGCGCGGTGGGTGATGGTGTGGCTGATGACACATCTGCACTTCAAAAGTTATTTAACTATTCTTCACCAACATCATGGGGAGGTGGTACTACACAAGCGCAAAGCTATAGACGCAACGGTTTTAAAGTCAAAGTGCTTAAGGGTTTGTATAGAACTACCCAGTCCTTGTTAGTAGGTGTAGGTGCTAATATCGACTTTGAGGGGTGTGGTTCATTTTTATTTTCTGAAAACGATGGTGCTGTTATCTACGCCGATTTTCAAAATCCCTTTGACTTTGTAATCAAGTCCGCAAACTATGATAAAGACGGTGTGCTGTGCCCGTACTCTAAGTTCATCAGCGGCGACGAGTTAGATGCAGGTTTGTACTCAAGTACTCATGGCATTATCATAAACAATATCCAAATTGTTGCTAAAAAGCAGATGTTTGGCGGTATAAAATTGACGGGTGCACCGCAATCTAAAATTATTAATTTCTACATTAATAACGTAGATTATGGTGTAGCTCTTAGCGCAAGTTGGACAACACATTTGATCGGGCAAACATTGCACCACAAATGCGGAATGTGTGCGGCAAGCTCAAACCACAACATTAAATATGATGGCTATTTTAATCGCAGTAATTCTTCTACATTACCCTTAGCTACAGATTTAAATATAATACCTACAGACATACTGGATTCAGATAAGTCTTGTGGGGTATTTTTAGGTTCCGCCCAAAGCGCCACATCGACCCAACTTACTTGTGAATATAATCATATTGGGCTCATTGCATATTGGTGCCCAACATTTGTGAGTTCACTTTACTCAGAGAAAAGTAGCGGTTACACTCTAGCAGCGTCGGCATCAGATATCCATGTAGGTATTGTATCTGGATTTTTTGATGCTCGTAATTTCTATATTGTGAATAACTCTTCAGTTACAGTTGATAGTTATGCAGCGGGTAATATAAATAACCCGATCCCACTTGTATCTGAGTATGGTTCTGAGAAAAATCGACTTAGCGTTGCTGCGGATTTTCATTTTTGGAGTAGAAATACGTTATATAAGAACTTTGATAACGTTATTTATGTTGACCCTAATTCTGGTAGTGATTTATATACGGGTTTTGATAAAAATTACCCCTGCAAAACATTAGACATGGCTCTTAGTATAGTAACTAGTGTTACTTCTGATGGTGTGATGCTCTACAATAACTGCACAATAGTTGTTAATGGAGGTAGTCATTTAATTAATGGCGTGAATCTGTTAAATGCAAATTTAACTATAAAAAGCGGAAATTCTGTAGCTAGTGTAAATTTCAACATTGATTCATCTTTCGTATTGCATAACTCCACAGTTGAGATTGTGAATTTTAATGTTAACGTTGATAAGTCATACGGGTGGGCGTCATATGGCGGTGCAGGTCTTAGTATATTAATTTTACGTGATTGTGTAACAAATCTATCTAATAATGCATGTATCTTGTTTTCAAATACTGATTCAACAACCCATCTTTATATCGCATCAGGTGTTATTAATGGTAATAATTCGAATTGTATTGCTATCATACCCAGTGATTCGTTTGCAACTATAGAGCTTAAATGTAGTGCTGTAGTTTCACCTGCAATACTAAATAGGTCTGATAAGGGTTTAAACTTAAATCGTGATAATACGATTAAGATATTTCCCATATCGCTTAGATAACACCCACTAAAACGCATCAAGCCTTAAGTTTAAATAACTTAGGGCTTTTTTACTGTCAACAGAAATCGATACGCACAAGGCTCTTATCCGTAAAATTGGCAAAAACGGTAAGGGCTTTTTCATGTCTGAGCAAGAAACATACGGCGTTCGAGTCGAAAAGAAAATAGATCAGGTTCAGGCAGAACTTAAAACCTTGTCTGAAAATCAGGTACGCCAATCTGAACAACTTAATGTAATTCTGACTCAGGGCAAAGACAACGCACGTGAAATAGATCGGCTCGATGAAAAAGTTCGATATTTAGAAAACAAATCAAGCTCGCTAGATGGTGGACTTAATGTTGTGCGCTGGATTAGTGGGGCATTAACAGGTGCGCTAATTGGCATCGCGGGGTGGCTCGGATCATCGATTATTGATCTTAAGCAAGAAACTTCTATTCACACATCAAAACTTACGCGCATCGATACCGATGCCAACGCGTCAAACGCACGTCTTTCACAAATTGAACGAGATATTAAAAATGAACAACGATGAAACCAAAAGGATCATAGCATTTATAGCATTGATCATTACTGCATTATCAATCGTAGGTCTTTTCTTTGTAGACATCCCTGAGCGCAATCGCGATCTGGTCAACATTGTGTTAGGTGCAATTATCGGATGGGGTACAACTGTTTTCGGCTTTTACTTCGGTAATTCTGATAAGGCCAATAAAGGAGATCAGCAATGATTGATCAATCCAATCAAATTGCTCAGGCATACACATGGTTGCGTGCAATGTCAGGCGGTAAGCTAACCCAAGATCAAGTCAATGCTGGTGATGCTGTTATCGCATTGAATGGCCTGGAAACTTTTGCAAGACTTATCGGTTTTAAATTAGAAAACAGTGTATCTGGATCCCGCGTTATCTCTGTAAATGGCTACGAAATTATCAAAGCTTCGGAGGGTTTTCAATCTACTGCGTACCTAGATACAGGCGGTGTGTGGACAATAGGATATGGAACAATTAAATACCCGAACGGCATGCGAGTTAAAAAAGGAGATACCTGTACTAAGGTTCAAGCAGAGCAATGGCTTAAAAATGATTGCCAATGGGTTGACGCTTGTCTTGATCAATATGTCAAAGTTCCTGTCAATCAAAATCAGTTTGATGCACTTGCCAGTTTTGTCTACAACGTCGGTGAAACAGCGTTTGTGAAAAGCACGATGCTGAAATTATTAAACTCAACCAACTATGCAGGCACTGCGGCTCAATTTGATAAATGGGTCTATGATAATGGCAAGAAGATACAAGGTCTGGTCAATCGACGTATGCGTGAAAAAGAGCTATTTTTGGAAGCGGCGTGATAGCCGCTTTTATTTAAGCTGCATTAAGCATTTTAGCAATTTCAGAAGCTGTAGGGTTGTAGTATGTATTGACTAAAACACTTATGGTTTTATGCCCCGTGATTTTAGCCAAAATTTCTACTGGCAATTTATACTGATGAACAAACCGGGTAATTGATTCATGCCGCGTATCGTGGAAATGGACCACGCCAGCCAACCCGACTCGTCTTAAATTACGTTCCCAGATCAAGCGAAATGAATTAGAGCTATGTGGCACCATACGATTATCGCCATCGTCAGTAGGCAATAGAGCAATCAACTCTTGTGCGCGCGTTGTTAAAGGCACATCGCGATTGGTACCGTTCTTTGTGTCATAGAGTTTGATAAATTCGCCAAAGATATGTTGCTTCCTGACACTTAGAATTTCACCTTTGCGCATGGCTGTTTCTAAAGCAAACAGAAACGCCCAAGCCACATAATGACGAGGTTGTGTTGGGGTTTTACCCCAGTGATAATCCAAGCCTTTGAGAATTTTTTCTTCTTCGAGCTTAGATACGCGTTTATGCCTAGGCGGTGGACTTGTAGGCTTGGTAATTTCTTTAAAAGGGTTTTCTTTAGTCAGAAAAAGTTCTTTACGAGCATAATCAAAAACGGCACTGTACATGGCCATTTCACGAATAACCGTCGCACCTTTGACTTTCTTCAGTCGTTTATCTCGCCATTGTTTTGCCATAGCTGGTGTAATGTCGTGAATAGATTCTTCAGCAACATTGCCCCAATTCTTTTTGAGTGATTTAAGCATCTGAATGATTAAGCGTTCACTTTTCATCTTTCTACCTTCTTCTTGATAGTACATATCGAAAAGGGCATAGAAGGAAATATGAACTTTATCTGGTTCATTTACTGGATCAGATTGAGATTGTAATTCTAATAGTTTTTTTGCAGCCCATTGTTCGCATTCTTGTGCGGTGTCGCGTGTAGCTGTATGTCTTTTGCCAAGGTAGCGAACAGTAATGCGCCACGCATTGCCACGTTTGATAGGTTTTTGCATAATACACTCCAAATTTCATGGTGTCGCAACGGCACCAAAAACAGGAAAAGGACAAAAGACTAAACTTTTTTGGTGTCGCTGCGGAAATATAAAGCGTTTTTTAATGCGAAATTTGATTATTTTGAATAACCAAAGCTGACCTATCGACAATAAAAAACAAGCCGAAAAGTCACTTGAACCTTTCAGCTTATTGATTTTAAAGAATAAATTTTGGAGCGGGAAACGAGACTCGAACTCGCGACCCCAACCTTGGCAAGGTTGTGCTCTACCAACTGAGCTATTCCCGCAATGTGAGATGCATTATAGACAGTTTCATTTAACTGTCAACATCCATGCATTTTAATTGTCGATTTAATCAGCACGTCGCCAAACAGTTCCTTGACGGGTATCTTCTAGTGCAACACCTTTTTCAAGTAAAGACTGGCGAATACCATCGGCTTTGGCAAAATCTTTGGCTTTTTTTGCGTCGTGACGTTGTTGAATCAAAACTTCAATTTCATCGTCACTCAAGCTGAGTGCTTGTTGGCCAATATCTGATTTTAAGAATTCATCGACATTGTGCTGAACCAAGCCCAGAATTGTCGTTAAATGGCGCAAAGTTGCATAGTAAACAGTAGCCAGTTCAGTTTGTTGTTCTTTCACAGCTCGATTGAGTTCACGATTGAGTTCAAAGAGTACTGCCATAGCTTCAGGCGTATTAAAGTCATCGCGCATCGCACTGTTAAAACGTTCTATAAACTCATGATCTAACTGTTCAGAATGAGTTTGACCATACACCTGCTCATAAGCTTTAAATGCATGATAAAAACGGCTGAGTGCAGTTTTTGCTTCTTTTAACGCAGTATCTGAAAAGTTTACAGGACTACGATAGTGCGAAGATACAATAAAATAGCGAATGACTTCAGGATGAAACTTTTCCATTACATCACGAATGGTAAAGAAATTGCCCAAAGACTTTGACATCTTTTCGCCATCGACATTGATAAAACCAACATGCATCCAATAATTCACATACTGTTCGCCTGTTGCAGCCTCGCTTTGCGCGATTTCATTTTCATGATGTGGAAATAATAAGTCTGATCCACCACCATGAATGTCAAAGTGATTGCCTAAGCAGCAAGTTGACATGGCTGAACATTCAATATGCCAACCTGGACGACCATTGCCCCAAGGGGATTGCCATGACGGTTCGTTGGCTTTGGCATGTTTCCACAGCACAAAGTCAAACGGATGTTTTTTCTCGACTTCGACATCAACACGCTCACTGGCTCCTGCTTGCATATCATCCAGTTTACGTCCAGATAGGCGACCATATTTAGCAAATTTAGTGACTTCATAATAAACATCACCATTGGCAGCAGGATAAGCGCTGCCATTTTCGACCAAAGTCCCAATCATATTTTGCATTTGGTCGATGTATTCGGTGGCTTTTGGCGATTCATCAGGTTCAGCACAACCGAGACTAGCCGCATCTTCATTCATAGCAGTGATAAAACGCGCGGTTAGTTGCTGAATCGTTTCACCATTTTCATTGGCACGACTGATAATTTTATCGTCAATATCGGTGATATTACGGATATACCGTACTTTCCAGCCCTGACTACGCAGAAAACGAATAATATAGTCAAAAGCAACCATGACTCGAGCATGTCCAATATGACAGTAGTCATACACCGTCATGCCGCAGACATAGATATCTATCTGGCCATCAACACGTGGGACAAATTCAACTTTTTTACGTTGCTCTGAGTTATATAAAACGAATGGTTGCAT